GGCTTGTTCCTCGACGTAGTTGTACACCACCACCGTGTTCACCCGCTGATTGCCGTCAAGAACTTCCTCTAGCAAGTCAAACTTGTGGCTAGAAAACCACACCGGGGTCTGCGTGACGATGAACTTGCCCGGCTTGGCGGGGTTGGGTGTCTTACGGGTGTCGTACACCCACCCGCACGCCATCTGTTGAAGTTTCTGCGTGACGGCGCCGGCGTTGACGGCGACCGCCTGCGCGTCAGGGAAGCGCACCACGAAGTCCTGCTTCATCTTCTGGTAGGGTTCGCGGTCGGTCAGGACGGTTCGCAGCGGGGTGACGTGCAGCGGCGGCAAGGTGTCGGCGTACTCGCCAGGCTCAAGCACGAAGGTTGCGTGCTTGATGCGCGCCATGACCTGCTCCAACGATCCGCGCGCCGGCTCCCATTGGCCGTGGTCGCGGTTGATGCAATGGAAATACTGTTGCAGGAACGCGCCCTTGGAGCGACCAAGCAACGACTGGTCGATGATTTTGCATTGGCCGAACACGTCCTCAAGGCCGTTGGACGTGAAGCTGCCGGTCAGCCCCCACCGGATGGGGACATCTTCCAGGCGCTTGAGGATGGCCTTGAACCGCACGCCGGAGGGGTTCTTGAGGCGCGTCAGCTCGTCAAACACCACGCCATCAAAGTCAAACCGTTGCCCGGCGAGCCACGCCAGATTCTCGTAGTTGATGACGACCACGCGGGCATCGGATGCAAGCGCCGCAGCCCGCGCCTTGGACGCGCCGAGCGCCACCGCCACCTTGACATCAGGCGTCCACTTGGCAGCCTCAGACGGCCACACGTAGCGGCAGACGCGCAGGGGCGCGACAACGAGCCACCGCTTGACCACCCCATCGCGCAGGGCATCCCGCATGGCCGTGAGCGCCGTAGCGGTCTTGCCGGCGCCAACCCACGCCAACATCATCGCCCGGTCATGCTCGTAGAGGAAGTCAGCCGCCGTTTCTTGATAGGGTCTTAATTGCATACGCGCTCCCAACGAACGCGCGCTACGCCACCGCTGCCAATGTCCGCGCGAGGACGTCCAGGCGAATCCCATCCTTTGCGCGGGGGTAAATGCGCAATCGGAGTCCATCCCGCACCACGCAAACTAGCTCCGCTTTCATCGTGCTGCGTATACGTCACAACTTTCAGATACCCAAGTGCTTTTGCCGCACGAACAATAGCGCCGTACAGCATTGAATTAGCGTTTCGAGTGCCATCGGTGCAAGTTCGCGTCACTTCTAAAGTCAACCCATCATCAAGCATCCGTGCAATAGGGCGTCCTGCGGTAGCAACGCCCACGCACACGTCGCCGTCAAATAGGCCAATACTAAACTTATGCCCCGAAGGTGGTTTGTTGTGACGGTGATTTTGCCGAACAAACTCTTGCGCAAATTTAAGCGAAACAGGGCGGATAATCATTGTGTTGCCGCCGCAACGAAAGCATCGGCGTCCTCCTTCGTCCAAATCGTGGCGTATGACTGGTTCAGCCGCTTCATGTCCGCCGCAAACAAGGCTTGCAGCGGGTCGATGCGCCCGCCCTTAACCTTCAACTCCACGAACCAAGTGCTACCGTCCGGGAAGCAAGCAATGCGGTCGGACACGCCGTTCTGCGTCGGGGATCGGAACTTGTAGGTCTTGCCCCCGGCAACCTGCACCGCCCAATCGAAATGCGTCTCCAATTCGGATTCTTTCATGCCGCAAGACTATCTGAAAAGACAATGCTTGACAACCTAGATTCTTGCGGCTAACCTAGCGGCTCACTCAATCCACTATCGGAGTTTGATATGGCACACAGCACTATCGTCGGCGGGTCTACCGCCAAGCGCGTCATGGCCTGCCCTGGCAGCGTCAAGCTCGTTCAGCAAGTCCCGCCGAAGCCCGCATCCAAGGATGCCCTGCGCGGCACCTTGCTTCACGATGTCATCGCCAAGATCCTTGAGCATGACGAGCCGCCCGCGAACTTCTTGGGCGCGACCTACGAGGGCGAGGAACTTACCCCTGAGTTGATGGAAGCCAAGATCCTGCCGGCGCTTGCGATGCTCGACGCCGTTGACCCCGACAAGCAGATGGAATTCGCCATCGAAGCCGTGGTCGGCTTTGGCGACTTCCTCCCCGGCGTGTTCGGATCGGCTGACGTGCTTGGCCGCATCGGCAAGCGCGCCATCGTCTGGGATTGGAAGTTTGGTGACGGCGTGCCGGTGTCGCCCGTCGAGAACGAACAGCTCATGTTCTACGCCGCTGCCGCGATGCGCACGCCCGCAACCAAGTGGGTGTTTGACGGCGCGGAGGAAATCGAACTCGTCATCGCGCAGCCGCCCTCTGACCCCAAGCGATGGGTCACAACGCCCGACCGCATCCGGCGCTTTGAGGCTGACCTGGCGCTTGCCGTCCACACGGCGTTGCGCCCCGATGCGGCGCTTGCGGTGGGCGATCATTGCAGGTGGTGCGCCGCCAAGCCCATCTGCCCGCAAATGACGGGCGCGGTTGACCGGGCGTTGCAAAAGACCATCAAGGAACTGGACGCCACGCAGCTTGGCGTCATGCTGCAACGCGCGGACATCCTTGAAGGCTGGATCAGCGACTTGCGCGCGCTTGCGCTCCAAGTGCTAGAGTCCGGCAATCAGGTGCCAGGCTTCAAGCTCGTACAGAAGCGCGGCACCCGCAAATGGGTTGACGAGAAGGCGGCGGAAATCGCCCTCGTCGGCCTCGGAATCGACCCGCTTGTGACGGAGCTTGTCTCTCCGGCGCAGGCGGAGAAAAAGCTGAAAGCCGCCAAGAAGGTTTTGCCGGAAGGCTTGACCGTCATGGCGTCGTCAGGCACCACCCTCGCGTCGGAAAGCGATTCCCGACCGGCGGTGTTGCAAATCGGGCAGCAGTTGACTGCGGCTCTTTCTAAACTTGTGTAAGGAGTATTAATAGTCATGTCGAATGAAATCTCGTTGTTCCAGAAGGCCGGTTTACCGGCGCCCACCACCCTCGCCACCGCCCTCAAGTCGCTTGACACGGCGGTGGGCACGGTCGGTGTGACCATCCTCAAGATGGACAAGACCGGCCATTGGGTGTTCGGTGCCGATCAAACCGAAGTGGAGGATGACTCCACTTGGGCGGTCAACCCGTTCAGCTTTATCCACGGCTTCATCGCTTGGGGTGCGGGCGAGGTGTTGGGCGAGAAGATGGGGCCGGTTACGCAGCCGCTCCCGGAGATTGGCCCGGCGCCCGAGGCCGCCAAGAAGGGGTGGGAGACGCAGGTGGGCTTCTCGCTCAAGTGCGTCAACGGTGAGGATGCGGGTTTGGAAGCCCGCTACACCGTGACATCCGTGGGCGGCAAGCGTGCCGTGCAGGGCTTGGCGGCAGCGATTGCCGCACAGGTCGAAACCAACCCTGACCTGCCGGTGCCGGTCGTGCGACTCAAGAAGGAGCATTACCAGCACAAGATGTACGGGCGCATCTTCACGCCGATCTTTGAAATCGTCGGGTGGGTGAACCTTGACGGCAACGCCGCAAGCGGCGAAGCGGTTGAGGCTCCTGCGGCTGACGAGGCGGCGCCGGGTCGCCGTCGTCGTCGGGCGTGAGCAACCGGCCGGGGGCGGTTCGCGCCGCTCCCGGCCTTCTTTTTGAGGGTGGAAGGATGAGCAAGACGATTCCCGAACTAAAAGCGGAGCGCAAAGCGGCGCGCAGAGAGTGGCATCGTGCGGTATATAGCGAATCACGCTTGTCGCTGCACGCTACATGGCGCGCGCGCAAAGCGTCTAAGCGAAGAACCGGCGAAGCCGCCAAGCAGGCGGCCGTTAAGATGGCTTTGGATGCGCAAGATGCCCGGAACAGGCGAGAGGCGGCTTATGTTCGCCTTCGCGCCGCCGAGGATGCGCTGCGAAAGGCGCAACTTGCCGCGCTGTCAACCGAACATGTTACGGACGGTTCGCCTTGCTGGTGCAACCCCGAACTCAATTTCGTAGATCCTGACACCAAAGTAGAGGTGTGGGTACACAAGCAGGGGCGGACATGAGCCTCCGCTACCTCTCGGTGTGCAGCGGCATCGAAGCCGCATCCGTCGCCTGGCACCCGCTTGGCTGGCAGCCGGTGGCGTTCAGCGAAATCGAACCGTTTCCGCGCGCCGTGTTGGCGCATCACTATCCGTCTGTCCCGAACTTCGGCGACATGACCAAGTTCCAGGAGTGGCCCGATGAAACAGTTGACCTTCTCGTTGGAGGAACCCCCTGTCAAAGCTTCTCGGTCGCGGGCCTCCGCAAAGGGCTTGAGGATCCCAGAGGAAACCTCATGCTCACGTACCTTGCAATCGCTCAACGTTACCGGCCTAGATGGGTTGTCTGGGAAAATGTCCCCGGCGTCCTGTCATCTGGCGGAGGACGGGATTTTGGCACCTTCCTCGGGGCGCTGGGGGAGTTGGGGT